GCCGAATCTATATTAAAAGAAATAAAAGTTCACTTCGAAGACAATGAATTGTTGGCTGAAATATTCGGACGGTATTATGATCCGCGTTTGGTAAGAAAATGGGATAACGGAGAAATAGAAGTTGCGCCAAGAACTCTTAAAGCGAAAGAATCTAGTATAACAACATTAGGGGTGGGATCGCAGGTCGTTGGTAAGCATTATGATATAATACTTAGCGATGATATAGTTGATGAAGATAATTCGCGAACAGAACACCAAAGAGAAAAAGTAAAAACATGGTATTACCAAACATTAGATCCTACGTTAGAACCGCCTGATGGTTTGATAGAACATAGAGGAGAACACCATAGATTAGGGACGAGATATCATTACGAAGATTTGTATGGTCATTTAATAAAAAATGAATTAAAAGAAGATCACAACGTAATACCAGCGTTAGACGATAAAGGAAGAAGCCCCTGGCCGGATAAATTCCCTTCGTCTTGGTTTTTGAAAAAGAAGCGACAATCTGGAATAATAATTTTTAACGCTCAATATCAATGCGATACAGAGGCGATGAAAGGAGAAATATTCCAGTACGATTGGTGTCAACTAATAGAACCGGATAACATACCTAATAAATTAAGAGTATATATGGGGATAGATTTGGCTATTACGGAAAAAGAAAGCGGAGATAAATTTGCTATATGTGTAATTGGGATGGATAAAGGCGGCAATAGGTATGTATTGGACTTTTTAGACGAACATCTTAGATTCGGCGAGCAAACAAGAGCCATAATTAAATATTATGAAAAATGGAAACCTATAAGAGGTTGTATAGAAGTTAATGCTTACCAACAAGCTCAACTTCAGCACCTAAAGGATGAATACGATATAGACATAAGAATAAGACCTGTTAACCAAATTAAAGACAAAGTAACAAGAGCTTGGAAATTAGAACCTATTTTCGAAGACAAAAGAATGTTTTTTAAAAAAGAAGGAAATATACATCTCATGATAGAACAATTAGTTCTATTTCCTAATCACAGATATAAAGATTTATTTGATGCTTTGGATTTAGCAGTAAGAGCCAGTAAAATAAAAAAAAGAGGTAGCAGAAAAAAGGAACCTGGATTGTTTTAAAGGGAATAATTATGTCTATTGATAATAACGAAGTAATAAAAATAGGTAAATCGGAAAATGCAACTAGTTCTAAGGCTAATCAAAGAATTCTTAGAAAAATGGGAGCAAGAATATTTTCCGTTGAAAAACAATCAAATAGTCCAGGCAAATCACAAAGCGTACCACAAGATCCGTTTCATACATTAGCGGCTACGGGAGATGTAATAGAACCGCCGTTTGATCTCCTCACGTTATCTATGTTGCCTGAACATTGCGGAGAAATGATACAATGTTTAGACGCCTTATCGGTAAATATAGATGGTTTTAATCACAGATTCGTTTCCAGAGTGAAAAAGGGAACAGACGGCGAAGAAATACCTGAAGAATTGAAAAAGTTAGTTAATAAAGAAAAGGTGAAATTAATTAATTTTTTCCAATATTGTACGGAAGAAACTTTCGTTGATTTCAGAAGAAAACTTAGAGTCGACTTAGAAACAACAGGTAATTCTTATTTCGAAGTCATAAGGAATTTTTCAGGAGAAATACAATCATTCGTTCATCTTCCTAGTTATCAAATGAGAATGGGAAGATTAGACGATAAACACCAATTGGTAGAAAAAAAGATTTTAAAATTACAAGAAGACGGAAGTGTTGTAGTAGATACTATGAAAGTGTTTAGTCGTTTTCGGAAATATGTACAAAGCAAAATAACACATAGACGTAATCTTTCTACAATAGGCGGTTATAAAACAAGTTGGTTTAAACAATACGGCGATCCAAGGAATTATAGCGTAGAAACGGGCGAAATTGTAGCGGACGATTATCCGAAAGATAGATTAGCAAACGAAGTAGTACACTTTAAAATATATTCTCCTAGAACGCCTTATGGCCTTCCTAGGTATATAGGAAGTCTATTGTCTATATTCGGAGATAGGGCGGCAGAGGAAATAAATTACACTACATTTAAAAATAACAATATTCCTTCTATGGCGATATTAGTAAGCAACGGACAACTGACCGAAGGTTCTTTGGATAGAATACAAGATTTTGTAGAAAGCCAAATACAAGGAAGCGATAATTATAGCAAATTTTTATTATTGGAAGCAGAAGGTATTATGGAAGGAGAGGAATCTGGTCAACATATCAAAGTTGAAATGAAACCGCTTACCGAACACCAACACAAAGACGCGCTCTTCCAAAATTATAGCAAAGGAAATCAAGACAGAGTAAGAAGGGTTTGGAGATTGCCTCCTATATTCGTAGGAAGGACCGACGAATACACAAGAACTACCGCAGAGTCTTCAAGAGTTTTAGCGGACGAACAAATATTCGCTCCGGAGCGTAATTCGTTTGACGAATTCATTAATAGGGTCATTTTTCCTGAAATGGATATTGTTTACCATAAATACTGTAGTAACAGCCCTAATACTACAGATAACCAACAATTAGTAAAGATACTTTCCGGTAGTGAGAAAACTGGCGGTATGACTCCGATTATAGCAAGGGAGATATTGGAAGATATATTGAGTAAGGAACTCCCTCCGTTCCCGAAAGATTTCCCGGCCGATACTCCATTTAGCCTTACTATGGCGGAGGCAGTAAAGAATAAAGCGGACGCATCCGAACCAGGCCAACAAGTTACGGCTCTGAAAGTAAAATACGAATCGGCCGAACAAATTGCAGATGTTATTAAAAACGTTGCAAGTTGGAGAACTTATTTGGAAAGCGAATTCGAGAAAGCTATAGAAGACGAGAGAACGCCGGTAGAATTGACCGAAACTGATATGGATGTATAGGGAGGCTAATCGTGTGTAATGCCTGCGAGGAAACGCCCTATTCGCTTATAGATAAATCATACTTGGATTTGTTGTACGCAGATTTGTGGGTGGAAAAAGCTTTAGGATTGAAAGAAATATCTAGGATAGCCAAAGCTGAAATAAGACTTCGAAAGTATTTAGAGGGAAAGTGGAATGTTAGGAGGAATGAAGCTATTGAATCGGCTGTTGGTTTGGCTAGAAATAGGAAATCCTATAAAACAATATCATCAAACATAAACAGGATAATGAATAAATGGTCAAGAGATGTTTTACCCGTTTATAATTCTGAAATACGAGAAGTATACAAATTGGCTAGAATAGCCGGTTATAAAAAAGCCTCGGGCAAAACATCCGCATCATTACAATTCAATATCCCTAAAACAACCCCTATTAAAAAAGCAGACTCTAACATTTCTGTTGATTTTGATTTGGTAGATGAAAATGCAATGGAAGCTTTAGAAAACAGAAATATATTTTGGGTTGGCGAACATTACGATAAAAATATATCCGACTCAGTAAAAGATACGGCCAAGTCTGTCATGGTAGAAGCTGGTGAATCAACTTCGTTAGCAGGACAATTGATGGGGAAACGTATCAAAGAGATTTTAAGTAAATTTTCAACTCCTGGTGGATTTGTTGGAACAGAAAAACAATATTTCGAAGGATTGGTTTCTAATGCTATGACAGTAGGAAGAGTGTATGGACAAATGCGCTCTTTTTCACAGATAGGTATAACAAGGTATGAGATTGTAAATCCTGGTGGAAGCAGGATGTGCGAAGTATGCGCTAACCTACAAGGAAAAACTTTCGACATAAAACAAGGCTTAGAACAAATAACTAAAGAATTTAAATCTTCATCTCCGGAAGATATTAAAAAGATACACCCGTGGTTAGCTAGTTCTAAAGTAATAGGCAAGAGTTCCGATTCTTTAGCGTCAATGGGTCTTTCTTTGCCTCCATATCATTTTAGATGTAGGTGTACTATAGACGTATCAAGCGAAGTCGAATCGTTTGAGGATTTAACGCCTATTCCGTTCCCTGTTCCTTCTAAAGCAGCATAAAATACAATTAAACGATAATTGTTCGTAACGTACGTAATATCTGCTATCTTATATAACAATTATTTTTATTTGTATTGTCAGTATTATGAATAATTATTGCCATTCTTTTTAATTTTCAGTAAGTCATTTTAATCTATATATGTGAGGTGAATATTGAGCAACTCAATTAAAAGAACGGCAATTCCATCTGAAGAAAAAAATAAAAGGGTTGTAACGGCTAAGGTTATTGGTGAAAACGATTTGGCTTCTTCAGGAAAGAAAAATCCTGCTTCTGCGGGAAATAGCGGGATACCTTTAGAAGAAGACGAAGACGAAAAACGTAAAAAGAAAAAAGAGATTAACGAAAGCGTTAACAAAAGCATATTTGTTCCGATAATAAAATCTAGCAAACAAGAAAGAACTATAACCGGAGTGGTTTTACAACCTGAAGTAGTAGACGCCCAGGGCGATATTATGGATAAGGATGTAATACGCAAGGCAGCACACCGATTCCTATCTAAGTACAATAAGGCAACTGAATTAGGTCTGATGCATAAATATTTTGGCGACACAGGATTCGAATTGTATGAATCATGGGTCGCTCCACAAGATGTTGTGATTAAAGACGCTTTGGTCAAAGAAGGTTCTTGGCTTATGACCGTATATGTTGGAAAAGATAAAATATGGAAAATGGTAAATGATGGAAAACTCAAAGGATTTTCTATTGGCGGCAAGGCAAAAGCCAAGAGTATAAGTAATGAAAAAGAGGGACTAGATGGCTAATGTTCCAAAAAGAAGATTCGTAGAATTGAGTGTAGACGAGGTTTCAATAGTTGATAGTCCAGCAAATGAAGAACATTTCATTGTTATTAAAAATTTACAGGATTTACAGGAGGTAAACATGCCCGGAGAGAAGAACGAAGAAACCACCAAGGATGTTGTAAAGAATGACGACACACAACAGAACCCGGAAAAGATTCCCGTTGAAGTCGATAAGGCTACCGATGAAGCTGTTGCGAAAGCGATGGAACAGGTTGCTGATTTAATCAACAACATCTCGAAATCTTTTGATAATGTTGGCGAAAAGGCTGGCGACAAAGACGAACAAGTAAGCAAAAAGAAAGAAGGAGAAGAGGAAAAGAAAGAAGGGGGAGAGGAAAAGAAAGAAGTACAAACGAATAAGAATGCCGAGAAAATCGACGATAATATTCGAGAAGCGGCATCAGAGGCGGTGTACGAAGCAATAGCAAAAGCCAAGCGTTTTACGCCAACACGAGAAGCGGCTTTGAAGGCCGCCATAGAAACGCTGAATAAGTTAGCAAAAGAGCTTGGCATGCAAGAGATACCGATCGGTTCTTCTCCGTCTACAAACACGCCGTCCGGTACTACGTTTGGTTCGAGTTCGATTACCAAATCCATGGAAGACTTTGTAGCAAAGTTATCAGCGGGCATGGAAAAGATAGTGGAAACCACCAAGAACCTTGACAGCAGGATGGAGAAAATTGAAAAGATGGCTGCTCCGTCGAAAAGCGTAGAAGGCGACGGAGAAACTGATAACAAAGTAGAAAAGAATCAAAATTTTTGGAAGGGTGTTATTTAATTGTCCGTCGTAAACAAATTTACACGTAACAATAGAAACCGATAGGAGATAAAAATGCCTGATATTTCAAACGAAGAATTAGTCCAGAAAGCAGTTATTACGGCGGATGCCTTAGCCAGCAGTGGCAAATTAAATACGGCACAGTCGAATCGTTTTATTGATTATGTGATCGATGAAACTGCGTTAAAAGATAACGCAAGAATCATTCGATTCAGAAATGAAGATTTGGATATCGATAAAATCGGCGTTGGCACAAGGTTGGCTGTTCCGAAATCAGAGGCTAGGGATCCTGGTATCCGTAGAGGCGTTACGACCTCTAAAATCACATTAACTCCTAAAGAAATCATGGTTCCTTTTGAGATCGGAGATACGTTCCGAGAGATAAACATCGAAGGGGATAGTATCGAAAATCACATAATCTCTATGATGGCTCGTCAAGCGGCGAATGACATAGAGGAGTTGTACATCAACGGCAACACGCTAGGTCCAGCAGAGATTGAAGGAAATATAGTCCCTGGCGGAAGTGATACTCAATATGTCAAAGATAGCTATTTGGCTTTATTTGATGGTTGGTTAAAGCTTCTCGATAGCGCCAATATCGTTGACGCAGAAGGAGCCAACATCGGTCTTAGCGTTCTTGGTAAAACGTTTAGGGCGATGCCGACTAAATTCCGCCGAATACTGAAAGATATGCGTTATTATATGGCGCCTGATTTGGAGCAAATTTACTACGAGAAACTTTCCACCAGAGCTACTTCGTTGGGCGATTCGGTGGCAGGCGGAATGGGACATAGACCGTTCGGTATTCCTATAGTTGGCGTGCCTTTGCTTGACTTCTTGCCTTCTATAACAGAACATATCACTTTAGGAGACAATGCAGCCGGAGCCGTAGCATTAGCCAACGCTCCGGTACAAAATGTTATTGTTACTCCGATTACTTTGGATGATACGCCTACTACGCCCTACGTAGAAGATACGGCTTATACAGTAGACGAAGCCAATGGAACTATAACTCCTGCTGATGGCGGAGGAATAGAAAGTACCACGGTTAAAGTAACATACGATGCGAATCCGCAAATTCTTCTTACGCACATGAACAACTTTATCGTCGGCATCGGAAGAGACGTTAGAATCGAGAAAGATCGAGACATCTTTAAGGGCGTTAATCAATACGCTATAACGTTAAAAGTTGCTGTACAAATTGAAGAACTTACTGCGGCCGTGAAAACTCGTAACGTAGGACAAGGCGTCTAACCGATTAGGATTGGTATTTATTCTCCCAATCCTAATTCACCAATAAGTCATTGATTGGAGGCAAAAATGACAATTAGAGCAAGAGTGGAATTAATAGGCAGTTTTACTCATAGCAGTAAATGGAGGACATTCCGTAAAGGAAATCCTCAAATCCTTACAAATCCCGCAGAGATACAATATTACAAAAACCAACCTAGTTTTAATGTTGTATTGTTGGATTCTAAAACAAAAGAAAAAGTTGTAAAAGAGGTAATCAAAAAGGTGAAATTAGAACCGCCTCAGGATGAAGTCGAAGAGGCAGAAGGATACGAAGAAGAGGAAGAAGAATACGAAGAAGAAGATGATGAGGAATCCGGTTATACAGAAGGGATGCTCAAAGATTTTAAGAAATCACAATTGAGAGCCCTTGCTAATGATTTGGAATTAGATATCGAAGGAACAAAAAAAGAATTGATAGCTAGGATCATAGAGGCTACCAATTAATCGTAAATGTTCCTCGTGATAGATGGAGGGTAAAATGCCGTTAATAAAAGTGCAAGTCCGCAAAAATATCCACCCTCGTCAAATTGAATTCGGCAATAACGTAGAACGTTCCAAACCTGGAGCTTTATATTTTGTTCCAGGCGCCGTTAAAACAATAACGTTAGACGAATACAATTGGATAGAGAAATACGACAAGAATTTTTTTAAATTTCTTATCGTATTGCCTTCGGATGCTAAAAAAACTCGTTCGGAACGAAAAAACAAACCTATTCCTGTTCATAAGTCAAAAACTGTTACTAGTGTTGAAAAAAATAGCTCTAAAACAGATGTTGGTAGCAAATTCATTCCCGATAAAAAGGGGAACGAGTAAACAATTCTAATACATTACGCCTTGTTTGGTTTTAGCCAATAAGGATTTCAAGTGATAAGAATAAATACAAAATATGGGAATACATACAAATTTGATTTGGATGATAGCGACCAAGCACGCAAGCTTATAGGGTTATTAGAAGACCAAAATTTCCAAAATATAATAACCGGAATAACTTTGTTGCGTACTTACAAACGTAGGCATAGATGTTCTAACGATAAATGTAAACGCACATCTAAGATGATATGTCCGAAGTGCGGCGAACTTGATGATGATTATTTTAGATACACTAGTCATTGTACGTTGATTAGACCGCACCTAGAAGGCGTGGAATTCGGAATAGAAAAGGCGCACAAAATAGATGATGAAGAGGTAATCATCGGAGAAAAATTACTTTGTAAGGCCCGGGGAATAAATTTATCTGTCACACAATATAAACGCCAACCTGCTTCTAGAATAATTTTGGCCTCAAATGAAACAGATATATAATTTCGTAGACGAATATCGTCGAATAATAGGAGTTTAGATATGGCAATTGGTGATGATTTCTCTATCGATTCAAGTAAAAATATTAGATACGAAGGGGCGGCACACGAGGTAGCAGGCGCAGGATATTATACCGTTTTGGAATTCCATAGATGGTTACAAGATTTAGCCGATGACGCTTCTTCAACAGGAGATGATTTATTAGATATAACTAAGCCTCCGCCGTCTGATAAACAATACGACACGATTATAACTCTTGCTAATGGTTATAACATAGACCAAGAAGCGTCAGAACACCTTTATGGCGGTTCGATAATTCAGAACGATGGAGACGACATATGGGATGGAATAGTGAATTACGGGACCGAAGGAATACACATAGAAATAATGCAAAACGGTTCTATATTCGCTAATGACTTCTGGAATTCGGTTCCAGACGGAGAGAGCACAAAAGGTTTGAATAGGGATACAGCTTCGGGAATATCTCACCAATTTATGTTACAAGTTAGAGATAGCGGAACTGATATAGACGGAAGACGTCTGATAGGTATGAATCGCGAATTCAACTACACATACGGTGAATTCAAAATAAACGGAACGGGAAGAGGGGTTAACGTCTTAGCGCTTACACAGACCAGCGATTTAAATAATCAAACTGCGGCAGGAACAGTTTCCGGTTGGACCAATATAACCAATACAGAGGGTTATCGCGCTATAGATGTTAACGGAGATAGTACTGACGAATATTACTATTCTGAATGGAATAGAGACACTCAATCCATAAATGATTTATACGAACGTATAAAATGGTTAACTAGAAGAGGGACTAGTTCTACTGTGTACGGATTGAATGGCGATTTATTTCGTGGAATAACACATGAAATAAACGTGGATACCCCTACAGGGACTTTCAACGCAGTAGAACCTGTGTCTTGGTCTACGGGCACCGGACAAATGCTTGCGATAAACAGCACTACGGCGCCTACGAAGATGTGGATACAGATACTTACGGGGGTAGCGCCTACCGATGGCGTAACAATTACCGGTACCGACTCGTCAGCTACGTGTGATGTTGATACTACGGTAACGGAAAGATCAATATCAATAGCAGGCCCTTCGGGAATACAATCGACAGGAACGGCAATAATAGGACCGTATGGTCTTGGCATAGAAGCGGCCGATCTTTCTGCTGATGATAGACTTACTGATTTAACTGATACACAAAGAACGCCTCCTAATAACGTTACATTTTATGTGTTAGGTTTGGTTTCAGGAGAGGATTACGTCCTAGTAGGTCCGGAATCAGGTGGCGTAATAGAAGAAGATCAATTATCTGTAAGTGGAACTTATTCAGGAGCAGAAACTACATTTACCGTACAAGAGTCCATTCCTGGTGACACTCCTACTACAGGAACTTTTAGAGTTTGGAATGGTTCAACTTATTCGAGAGTAACCTATACCGGTTGGTCAGGCTCTTCTTTTACTGGTTGTTCGGGAGTTCCGGCTTGTTCTAACGGGGATAACGTATGGATATCTTATATAGATAAATTAGCGGATTCTACATCATTATCGTTTACGGGAGTTTATCAAAGCGATAGAAGCTTGATTATCAAAGCAAGAGATGGAGGGGGAACGCCAATTAAACCGTTCGAATCTACGGCAACATTAGGAACTTCAGGCGGTTCAATTACTATCATACGTACTTCGGATGCATAATTATGGCCAATTATATCGCTACAACAGACATGACTTTAGAAGCGGCAATTGCCGCAGGTCCTATGAACGATGGCGATAATCTCACCATAAATAACGGAGCGGTCATAACATGTACGCAAACACCAAGTATATTATTGGGAAGAAGGACAATTAATGACGGGAAGTTGTTTATAGACGGGAAAAATATTTCTAGCGGAAATGTTATAAATTTTTGTTGTGAATACCAAGATGCTTCGTATATTTATTTCAAAGGAACTTTGGAAGTCGACGGAGATTGGTATTCTATAGGAACTACGAACGGAACGGATAGCCAAACTTTTAATTTAACTTCGTATTGGGGAGGAACGCTCGAAGATTTAATACCTGCTATATGGGTTGAAACGGGCAGAAGAATTGATTTCGATAATGATACCGGAGAAATCCCCGAGGTAGACGATTGGGTATATAAAACATCAGACGATTTAGTGATGGGTAGAATTGTAGAAGTTCAATCCACTTATATCGTCGTAAAATTCCTTACCGGAAGTTTAGCAGATAATGACTCAATAGAGGTAAGAAAAGTAGTCGATAATGAAGGTCCAGATTATCAAATTTCTTGGACAGCCCAAGTAGCTAATGCAAGCGGCGATATAAAAGAAGCAGGAATATATCAAGAATTTGCTAATGTTATTGCGAATAGTACAAGTTACATCACTACGTTCAATCATCACTTAGGGGGTTTTGTATTTGAACATACTTTTCAATCCAATACTTTAACGATGGGATCAAGTACTGGCGGCGGTTTTGTTCCTCCATCAGGGTGTGATGTAAAAGTTCCTAATGTACATTTTTCAACTTCTAATTTAACAAGTTATGCTAGCGGCGATACCTATCAAGACGGCTCCAATTTTGAAAATAATCGCGATGAAATAATTATGTCAGGCGCCGGTAAAGTTGAGTTAAGTATTTGTAATGTCGGTAGCTCTTTTTTTGGTACTTCTGGTGCTTATTATTTCTATGCTTATTATGTTGGAGCGCCAATTTCTTTAGGTTCCGCAGCGTGTTTACAGAAATCCATATACAATAATTGTGTTATAATAAATGATCCGTTCGCATTGGCATCAAATTCGAATTCAGCAATTGGCATAGTAGACTGTGGTAATGGTGCTGATATAATAGATTGTTTAGTTGTACAAGCGTACGCTTATTGGATGTATCTTGGAGCGGATACTTCATCCAACGTATTGGTGAAGAATTGTATTTCTGTATTAGGTGGAAGTACTTATGGAGCAAATACGTATTTATTTTGTTATTATGCTAGAAGGTGTGAAAATTTTACAATAGATAATTGTGTCGGAATATCCGCCGATATACATTCTAATGCCAAAGTTTTAGTTCTTAGAGATACGAATGACGCTACGGTAACAGATGTTATTGCAGCGTCTTCCCAAGATTACCAAAATCCTACTTTAACAACCAACGCAATTGCAATGGAAAATGCTAAAGACGTATATTTGTGTGGTTGGAAAACATTGGGACCAGCAGGGTATAGAGTATTTTATTTCACCGATTGTAATAGAATAAAATTTAGGTGTTTAGGAAGAATTGAATCTCCGGATGATGTAAATAACAAGAGTAGAGAATTATTCACTCTTGTAGGAAGTTGTGTTGACATAGATATATCTAGGATATGGGCGGAAAATTCTACTTATAATTTTTTAGCGCCCCTTCCGACAACAGCAATAGGAACTTTGATTGGTAATTGTAGTTACGATTATGATCAAACATTTGATATTGCTGGAGTAGATACTGTTGTAAAAGGTTTGCATGCTGGTTCAGGAAGCATCGGGGCGCCAGGCGGTATAAACGCATCTTATCCGGGCGATATTGGCATACAAATTCACGATGGATTTAAATCTGATACATCGGGATTTATTGTTTGCGCATTAATACCTCCTTCCGATAATAATAATTATATCACTATTGTTAACGGCAGTCCTGAATTTAATGGCGACGGTTCTTTAAATATGTCCAACGGCGACATAATAGAAGTGGAACAAAGTTATTTTTCAAAAGGCCATATTTCGTTTACCGGAAATATAACATCCATGTTAGGGTCTGGAGCTATCTCTTGGGGAACAGACGAATGGACGGACGTTACAGTAGAATTTCAATACGACACGGGAAGCGGTTGGAACGGAAGTTGGTTGAATGCAAGAACTGCGGGAAATTGGACTGGTATAAGTAGTATTTCAAGCGGAATAAAATTGAAATATAGATTTACCGCTACCGATGATGTAACGGATATGTTTATGTTTATTACGGAAACGACCACATCTTTGTCTGCACAGGCAGCAAACTTACATCCTATAGACCAAAGTTATGTAACGGTAAAAGTTATAGCAAAAGATTCTAGCGATTACTCGTTGATAGAAAACGCTAGAGTTTATTTGGTTGCTGACGCTGGAGGTCCTTTATCACAAGGAACGTTGATATTTAATCAATTAACGAATGCTAGCGGTTACGTTCAAAATACTGAATATCTTTATACGGCCGACCAACCAGTAGTAGGTTGGATAAGAAGAGCTACGACGCCTACGTTGTATAAGCCCACGGACATAGTAGGAACTATAACGAGTTCAGGTTTGACTATAACAGGTATAATGGTGCCAGATTAATGTCTATTAGTGTAAATTGGTTAACAAAAGTTATAACGATACCTAAAGCCGATTTAACTTTGATACAATCAACTCCTAGTGAGATATACGAACTCAATTTAAATGAATTTAGATATTGGCTACATGACGAACAAGATAGCGTTGAAGGAATAATAAATCCTGAAATATTTACGCATAATACCGAAGTTGAATTAGGGGGAATAACTTTCGCAAGGGTAATAAGAATAATAAATGGTTATACAATTACTTTTGAAAATGGTATGTATGCTGTAAATTTAATAGGTGCTAATAGTAATGTTGCTGATGTAACGAATGTCAACAACGTTTCCGTAAGGCCCTATAATTCAGCAGGATTAATATCGTCTCCAGACATAGAATATTCCTCATTTAACGAAAGAGTTACTATAGATATTATTAATGGTTCTTCTGGAACTTTATATCCTAAAGGGACTATGAGAGAACCTGTCAATAATTTAAGCGACGCAAAAATAATAGCACAATATAGAGGTTTTGAAACATTATTTGTAATAGGAAATATAACTTTTGTTGATACCGACAATATAGACGGATTCACTATCATAGGCCAGAATCCAGTAAAGAGCACATTTAATCTAACTGAAGGTTTGTCTTCGGTAGGATGTGAATTCATAGAAGCTACAATTGACGGAGTTTTAGATGGAAATTCCACAATAGACAATTGTATAGTAGACGATCTAACTTACATAGAAGGAATAATAAAAAATAGTATTTTGCGTGGCACGATAGTTTTAGCAGGCAATACAACTACCAACATATTAAATTGTTACGACGGAATTGCTGGAGACGATAAACCCATAATAGACATGGGAGGTTCCGGTCAAGGTTTAACTGTTGGAGGTTATAGCGGAGAATTGGAAATAAGGAATAAAGACGGAGAAGATAAAATTTCCATAGATTTAGTATCTGGAGAAATAGTTTTAGATTCTACTGTAACCAACGGAGAAATAGACATAAGGGGCGTTGGTAGATTAATAGATAATAGTTCAAGTGGAGCTATTGTTAAATGGAATGCTCTTATTTCCAATGATAACTATGATGGGGTGGTGATGGTCAACACAGTATCGGGAGTTCCAGGAACGCAGTATCCTCGCGGAACTTCTAAGATGCCTGTTGATAATCTTATTGATGCAAAAGTAATAGCTGATAACCTAGGCATAAAGACTCTGTTGATAACCGGCGATGTTGTGTTAGAGGAAAATTTTGAAGAATTTACGTTTTCGGCTTCACAACCAACGCATGCAACGCTTGATCTTAACGGAATGGCGCTTACAAAATGTGGAATAAATTCTATGACAGTAATAGGGGAATCAATCGGATTTTTTGTTGCTGAGGATTGTTATTTCCCAAACGGCTCGTTAAATATTAATGCTTCTATGGAAAGTTGTGTGTTAAATGGGGAAATTAGCGTCATCAACGGAGGACAATTAAGATGTATAAAATGTTCCTTCCCCGGAACGGATACAATATTGGATTTAAGCGGAAAAGTTACCGTTAGTTTGGCGGATATAGTCGGTAGCATAAAAATAACGAATCTTGATAATCCTTTATCCATAGTTACTATTACAGGAAATTTCAGCGCCGATATAGATAGTACTTGCGTTAGCGGAATCGTTAAAGCCGCTGGTATAGGAATTTTAAATGATAGTTCTTTGGGAACTTTAGTCGTTGATAAAGTTCTTCCCGGAAGTTTAAGTATATCGCCAACCAACGATAGTGTTGGTTCGCCGTTTGATCCGAATGGAACGTATCCGTAAAAATAAAAGGAGAATAGCATGGAAATGGATATCCTGGTTTATAAACAAAATATTTCAATGGTAAATGGAGAAAGTATTGATGGTTATATTAGAAAATTGAATATAGCGTCCCGCGATTATACTATGGGAAAATTAAATATCACAAAAGGTAATGGTGGGGCTTGGACAGTAGAAGTTTATAGCGATAAAGTTGTTATGGGTGTTTATAAAGGCGAAGAATCCACCAAATATCATATGATAAAATATGGCAGAGATAAAGACGGAACTTTTAATTTTGGCGATATGATAGAAGTTGAACGGGTAACAACATACAAACCCAAGACTGATATGCAAATAAACAAAACAGAAGATAGTTTAATATCGTCGCCTAATTCCGAGAAAGGCTGTTCAAGCGGATACAAAACTAGAAAAGCCTTAGGAGAACCAATAGAATTTAACGGTTGGATAGAAACTGAAAAAAGTTTCTGGACCGGAGTTATTTAGTAGGAGGGTAATATGCCAACGTTAGCCAGAGGCCAAGAAAATACGCCGTCTATTTTAAATTGGTTTATATCTATAAACGGCGTATTGACTGATGCCTATGAAGTTGGTTATCGAATATATGATATAACAGGAGGGCTTCCAGGTACGCAAATATTTCCTGTAACTCCGGGCGATTGGGAGACGGTAAGTAGTGGAACCGGACATTTTAGCGTTGGTTCTTATTACGCGTATGATAATTCTGCCGATAACGGTTATACTCCAACAATTACGGCAAGTTTAGGAACACATAGAATATATTGGCGATGGAAAATAAATTTAGGTTCTTCGTATCAATCCGACGCCGAAGATTTTGAAGTAATAGTGGAGTCTTCAGGTTCTTCGGTAGATACATACATAAGCATACAAGATGTAAGAGACGCAGGAGTAACAGACGAAACAGAATTTCCAGATGCTGTGGTATTATCTAATATAGAATTGTGGCAAGCAGTATTGGAAAGAGCTTGTAGGCAATGGTTTGTTCCAAAAACTATGATATTGAATATAGATGGAACCGATTCGGATACTTTGCATTTCGGCGTCCCTATAATAGAGATAGATTACATCAAAATAAATAATAGCGACGATGAATTGGATACAAATTTATATAAAGTTTATAACGCAACAACATATCCTGACGATAGAAGAAATCCGAGAATTAAATTAGTGAATTCTAGATATTGCGTGGATATTTTTACTGCTCCGATGGGTTATGGTAGTTTGTTGTTTAGGAAAGGAAGACAAAACCAAGAAATAAAAGGGACTTTTGGATTTGTTGAAGAGGATATGAGCGTCCCTAAACCAATACAAAGAGCGCTATTGAAATTAGTTGTAGAAAAAATGACTAAACCTGTATACGTAAGCGATCCGGCTACGACCCCAACGCCTCCTCCGCCAATAATAGGAACTCTTTTAGAAGAATGGACGGACGGGCATAGAAAAAAATACGGAACTTCAGGAGCCGCTATATCGAAACGTTCTCCGTATTTAACGGGGATAACTGATGATCAAGAAATAATAGAGATAATAAAAATGTATCGCGCTCCAATAGGATGCGCGACGCCTGCTAATCCAACATATAGGTAAAATATGTCCGTACCGAATCTATTACATCCTGTAAAAATAACCCTACAAAGAAGAAACGTTGCGGATACGTTGTTTGACGATGACATGAGAGAACCAATTGGCCAAACATCATATTACACCGAAGAAACGTTATGGGGACAAGTATCTTGGGAAAATAAAGATAATGTATATGCTGACGAAAAAGGAACGCAGTTAAAAGCCATAGGGTATGTATTATTTAGATACATCGATTTAGAATCGACAGGAATAACGCTGAAATACCAAGACAGAATAAAAAAAATAGGAAGACATGAAGTAGAACTTTACATAATAAATACCAAACCTATGGGGCATTATCCGGATCAAGACGGAGCATCATTGATAAGAGCTTATTTTGTAGATAGGATATCTATGGAAGCGTGATGGCAGGTCGGATAAAAATAAAACTGTCTAAAAATTGGAAAAAATTAGACAAAAAATTATTAAATTCTAGGAAAGATTTGAAAAATCATTTGACTAAAGCGACTAGATTGATAGGAAAAAAAGGCGAAGCTTTAGCGAGAAAAGAAATAACCGAAGGCAAATATGAACCGAATAAACCCCTTACCGTAGCTCTAAAAGGCGGTAGGAATGAACCGTTAATAGGGGATAGGCCGGGTGCTCCTTTATTCAAAGCAATAACCTCTAAAGCGGTGGAAGAATTAGCTGTATTCATAGGCATATTACAAACCAATAAAGAATATAATATAGCTAGAGCAATTCACGATGGCACATCAATAAAAGTAACCAAAAAAATGAGAAATCTGTTTTACGTTCTATGGTTAAAGGGCCAAAGACCTTCTATAGAATTAACGGGGCGAGCAGCTGAATTATGGGATAAAATGCCTGGAGGATGGTTGCCGTTGGAAAAATCCACAGAAGCTATCGTTATACCTTCCAGGCCTTTCATAGGTAATGTTTGGGATAAAGGGAATATACAAGATTATGCTAAAAGAATATGGGACGAAGCATTAGCTTATATATTCAAGGAAATAGCTAATGAGAACTAAACAGATAATAAAATATTTCGATTTCAATAAAAGTAATTATAATTTGTTTACATTAGGCGATAACATTAGAGTAAATGTTGGCACCAATTATTTACAATTAAAAGAAGTAAGTAATGGTATATATTCTACTGATAGCGATTTATACGCTTCTACTTGGATAACCAATCCTAATTCAGTAAAACAATGGCAAGGATTCGAATGTACGATAGAAAATGCTTTAGACGAAGATTTGAACGAATTAACCGGAGTTAATTTTAGATTAACGGACGGGGTATCGGAATATTGGCACAACGGCGTCGATTGGGAAACAAATAATATCGATTGGAATACGGAAGAAGAAGTAGCCAACAATATATCCGATTTCCCTGTAACCGAAAAGAAAATAGGTGTAATAGTAAATCCATACACAACAAATTCTAGTTACACGCCCTTAATAAAGGGAATTAAAATACTATATTCTGTTGATATGGAGTTCCAGCAAGACTATATCTATAGAACTTTAGTAAGACAATTAAAGGAACAAATTAGACCTATAACTGACTATGCCATAAAGTTAACCAGCGAATCATCAACAATAAATTTGAATGATTTCGAAATGGAAACGCCGTACGATATAATTAACATAGATTCTGTTTATAACGAAACGAACGACGCTGATCATTTTACAGATTTGTTACAATCATACAATAGTTCTACAAAAATAATAACCTTGACAGATACAATAGATGAAGATGAGATAGCATATATAAAATTAATATATAAACCTGTAGTAGCAGTTACTACGGGCCTAGATTATTACGAAGTAACGAAGTTACCAACACTCACTTTAACCAATATAAATCTTATTAACACGACTGAATTATCACATAGCGATAGCGTATTGAACAAATCTACGGGAATTGGCGTTACTGTAAAGCCTCCTAAAAGAAGTGATATGGATATTAGTTTGAATATAATAACTAATAGCGCAATGGATCAAGTTAGATTAGCAGACGAAGTAAAAAGATTTTTCGCTAACAACAGTTATTTAACGTCCTGGGGAATGGATGAAAAATTTCGTTTGCAATTATTAGAAGAATACGATGGACAAGTAGGGATACAGGAAAGCGGAATTTATGCTGGAAAACTTCGTTTCCTGATAATAGGTACGCTATACTATTTACAAGATGCAACGGTTGCGTATTCCGTTGAAAGATTTAGGCTAACAGGCGATGTCGAAGTAGACATTAGTAATTAAGGAGAAATGACCGATGGCACAGAGACGATACGGACCTACAAGAGGCGCTGGAGTAGCAGTTATTGAATTAGAAGGCGAAAAGGGAATTGAACCCGGAGCTCTTGGTTGGTGCGGGTATGCCGGGATCATGGAAAAAGGGCCTGTTGGCGAATTAATTATTGCTCCAAATAAAAGCACGTTTGTAAAGAAATGTGGCGGAGTGATCGATGATTCACTTCTTCCGGATGCAGCCCTAGATTATTATAGTTTGGCTAACGGAGCAGGAGGTTTGGCTCTTGTTCGAGTTACCGATGGTAACGAAGTGCAAGCCGAAATGCCGTTATATGCTAGGTACGGTTCTCTATTGACCCGGATGGGGACTTTGAAAGCCAAAAATGGTGGACGATGGGGAGGGAAAGAAAATTATTATACGGGAGCCGCTACGGATGCTACCGAAACAACGGTAACTACTGGCGTAACTATGTTGGATGACGAATGGGCGGGAGGTTATTTACAAATAACCGGTTCTTCTAATACGTATGAAATAATAAGCAATACGGCAGCAGGTGTTATAACAGTTGCGTCTGATTCAACTATAATAACCGATGGCGGAACTACTACCGCTGTTTATTATTTGTATCATGAAAACGCTGGTAAGGCCATAAGTATTCTGATTGGCGACGGGGAAGAAAAGCCTGATACGGAATTTAGTATTTCCGTTTACGTTGACGGAGCATTCGTAAAGAAATACGGAAATCTTAGTACGAATCCAAGCGATTCTCGTTATTGGGTAAGTTTGATAAATAACGACGATGGTAACGACGAAATAGAAGCGGTTGATTTGTGGACTGGTGCGCATACAGCGGCGGTAAGGCCTGCTAATAAATACGGCATAATTGATACGGCCGGGATAACCGATACGGTATTGACTTCGGTTATACACGATTTCACCGTAACGGTTGGAGACGCTACTCCTACGTTTGCTTTAGGTACTACTACGGATTCACATTTAGCTCAAAAATTAACTATTACTATGACTGCCGCCGATACAGGTAGCGTTGTAAGTGATAAATTGGGAGCAGTAGGAACTGTAACGGTAGGAACTGAATTCGATAACACTGATTGCAAATGGGTTCCTCCGTTTACAATCACCGATGGCGGAACAACTTTGGAAACTGATGATGTTATGGTTATAAATTACAAGCCGTTTGTTCTTGATTCTCTTATTGGCGGTTATTTGTATCCTGATAAAGTCAACGCTTCATCCACAAGATATAGAATAGTTGATAATGATCACAAAACTATAACCGTGGCAGACGGTTCCGATATGACTTCTGTGGCTGAAGCGGCCGATGAATATATGGTTGTAGCGCCTTTAGAGATGTCAGGCGGAAAAGATGGAAACGCTGGTGTGATTGATTCTAGCTATACACAGCAAGCTTGGGATGTTGATGATAGTCCTTTTAATAGGCTGTTTGGTAGGAATATGGGATTAATCAAATACGCTACGCCCGGTGTTACTTCAACGGCGGTACAAAAAGCAGGCGTAGCGTACGCAGAAGCCAAGAATCACCAATATAGATATGAAATAACATCTGCTACGGTAACAGAGGCGGGCGCTATAACGTATATAAATGATACGTTAGGACGTAGTGATTTCGCGGTCGTAGCGTTCCCTAGCTACGGCACCGTACCCGACCCCCTAAGCAGCGAAGGAAAGACGAAGACCGTTACCCTTACCGGTATGATTCACGGCAGGGAGGCGCGAATAGCGGCCGACTATGACGGGTATCATAAAGCAGAGGCCGGTATTGACGCCAAATTACCGAAGTTGCTTGATATCCCGACCTCAGACGCCATACTAAACGAAGAGTTACTTAATCCTGCTGGAATAGCTATCATTAAAAAAGTGAAAGGCAATTTCATAATTTGGGGAGACAGAACGGTACATAGCGATCCTACTTGGAAATGGAAACACCAAAGAGAAACTATGTCGTATTACGAACACGTATTACAAGAAAGTTTCGATTGGATCATATTTATGATAAATGACCGAACCACCGAAAGTTTGGCTATTTCGGCATTAAATAGCTTCTTCCTCCCGGAATACGCAAAAAGAGCTGTTAGAGGAAATACGTTTCAAGAAGCGGTTATAATTAAATTGGACGAAGAATTAAATACCGATGCTACAAGAGCTAACGGAGATATGATTTCCGAAATCAAATTGAGGCTTGCCGATACGGTTGAAAGATTCATCATCAGAATCGGCAAACAAGGAATTTTCGAATCTGTTGGTTAGATTTGAAAATATAACATTTTAAAACGGAGGACAATATGGCTGACATAAGTGTTTTTACTGATGATGAATTATCGGGAACCGGCATAGGACCGGAACACGGTGTTGCTAAGGCTCGTCTTAACGAGTTGATAGCTAAAGTAAACGGAATGGATACTCCTGTTGAAATCGCGTATACGCCTACTACTAGTGCCGATTGGCCTGGTACTGATCCTACTACTGTACAAGGCGCATTGGATAATTTAGCTAATTTCCAATCA